CCGGTGAGCGTGGCCATCACTGCACACCCCGCGCCGGACCGGATACAGGTCAGCACCCTGCCTGATGGTGTGGAGACATACGGTGTATGGGGACTCTCCCTGCCGTCACTGCGTCGTCGCCTGTTCCGCTGTGTCTCCGTCCGGGAAAACACGGACGGCACCTTTGCCATCACGGCGGTGCAGCACGTACCGGAAAAAGAAGCCATCGTGGATAACGGGGCCAGCTTTGAGCCACTGTCCGGTTCGCTGAACAGCGTCATCCCGCCGGCTGTGCAGCACCTGACGGTGGAGGTGAGCGCGGCTGACGGTCAGTATCTGGCACAGGCGAAATGGGACACGCCGCGGGTGGTGAAGGGCGTGCGCTTCAGTCTGCGCCTGACCAGCGGAAGCGGAGAAGACAGCCGTCTGGTGACCACCGCCATCACTGCGGATACAGAGCATCGTTTCAGTGGTCTGCCGCTCGGGGAATACACCCTGACAGTCAGGGCGATTAACAGTTATGGCCAGCAGGGGGAACCGGCCACCACCACGTTCAGGATTAATGCACCTGCGGTACCCGCCACGATTGAGCTGACGCCGGGCTATTTTCAGATAACAGCGGTCCCGCGTCTTGCGGTGTATGACCCGACGGTACAGTTTGAGTTCTGGTTTTCGGAGACAAAAAATCGCAGACACATCTCAGGTGGAAACCTCTGCCCGTTATCTGGGGACCGGCAGTCAGTGGAGTGTATCCGGCCCGCACATTAAGCCCGGGAAGGATTTCTGGTTTTACGTGCGCAGCGTCAACCTGGTGGGGAAACCTGCTTTTGTGGAAGCCAGTGGCCGGGCCAGCAATGATGCAGAAGGGTATCTGGGGCTGTTTCGGGAAAAAATAGGAAAACTGCATCTGGCTCAGGGGCTGTGGGAGCTGATAGACAACAGCCAGCTTGCGGATAAGATGGCGGAGATGAAGACCTCCATCACCGAAACCCGCAATGAAATCACACAGAGGGTCAGTAAAACGCTGGAGGACCAGAGCGCCACCATACAGCAGATACAGCGCGTGCAGAAGGACACAAATGATGACCTTGCTGCACTTTACATGCTGAAGCTACAGAAAACAAAAAATGGCATACCCTATGTTGCCGGTATTGGAGCGGGGATTGAGGATACTGATGGCCAGCCCCTGAGCAACATACTGCTGCTGGCTGACCGTATCGCGATGATAAATCCGGAGAGCGGCAACAGCACGCCGTTATTTGTGGCGCAGGGGAATCAGCTGTTCATGAACGACGTGTTCCTGAAGCGACTGTTTGCGGTGAGTATCACGTCATCCGGCAACCCCCCGACGTTTTCCCTGACGCCGGAAGGGAGCTGACAGCCAGGAACGCGGATATCAGCGGAGCAATTACCGCGAATACCGGCACGCTCAATAATGTCACCATTAACGAGAACTGTGTCATCAGAGGGAAACTGTCTGCAAACCAGATTGAAGGCGACCTGGTGAAGACGGTGGGGAAAGCCTTTCCCCGGAATAACAGTTATGCCAGCGGGACGGTAACCGTCACAGTTTACGATGACCAGGGCTTCGACCGGCAGATCATCATTCCCCCGGTGCTGTTTCGCGGGACGAAACACCAGAATTTCAACAGCCCGAATCAGCAGTCGTACTGGTATTCCACCTGTAAGCTGCAGGTGCTGAAGAACGGGGTTGAGATTTTCCATGAACCGGCAACGGATGTCAGCCGGGTGTTCTCATCGGTGATAGATATGCCGGCAGGGCGGGGTCATGTCACCCTGACGTTTAATGTGTCGTCGGCCGGTGCGAACAACTGGACGCCGACAACGTACATCAGTGATTTACTGGTTGTGGTCATGAAAAAATCCACAGCAGGGATCAGTATCAGCTGAATTTTATAACCCAGAACGGGCGTCAGAAATGACGCCTTTTTTATTGCAGAAAAGCGAGAGGTAATTATGCGTAAACTTTATGCCGCCATTTTGTCCGCAGCCATTTGTCTGGCCGTATCCGGTGCACCTGCATGGGCGTCTGAACATCAGTCCACGCTGAGCGCGGAGTACCTTCATGCCTCGACGAACGTTCCCGGCAGCGATGATCTGAACGGGATTAACGTGAAATACCGTTATGAGTTTACGGACACACTGGGGATGGTGACGTCATTCAGCTATGCAGGAGACAGGAATCGCCAGCTGACCCATTACAGCGATACCCGCTGGCATGAAGGTTCCGTTCGTAACCGCTGGTTCAGCGTAATGGCGGGGCCGTCTGTGCGCGTGAATGAATGGTTCAGCGCGTATGCGATGGCGGGTGTGGCTTACAGCCGTGTGTCGACTTTCTCCGGGGATTATCTCCGCGTAACTGACAACAAGGGGAAAACGCACGATGTGCTGACCGGAAGTGATGACGGTCGCCACAGCAACACGTCTCTGGCGTGGGGGGCTGGCGTGCAGTTTAACCCGACCGAATCCGTGGCCATTGATATTGCTTATGAAGGCTCCGGCAGTGGCGACTGGCGCACTGACGGTTTCATCGTGGGTGTCGGTTATAAGTTCTGATTAGCCAGGTAACTACAGTGTTATGACAGCCCGCCGGTTCAGGCGGGCTTTTTTGTGGGGTGAATATGGCAGTAAAGATTTCAGGTGTACTGAAAGACGGCACAGGAAAACCGGTACAGAACTGCACAATCCAGCTGAAAGCAAAACGTAACAGCACCACGGTGGTGGTGAACACGCTGGCCTCAGAAAATCCGGATGAAGCCGGGCGTTACAGCATGGACGTTGAGTACGGTCAGTACAGCGTTATTCTGTTGGTGGAGGGATTCCCGCCGTCACATGCCGGGACCATCACCGTGTATGAAGATTCTCAACCCGGTACGCTGAATGATTTTCTCGGTGCCATGACGGAGGATGATGCCCGTCCGGAGGCATTGCGACGTTTTGAACTGATGGTGGAAGAGGTGGCGCGTCACGCTGAGGAGGCGAAGAAGAATGCCGGAGAGGCGGAGACGTCAGCGAGGAATGCCGGCATATCAGCCAGTCAGGCAGAAGAGAGCGCTGCAAATGCTGACACTTCAGCAGGGGAGGCATCGGAGTCAGCCCGGCAGGCGGCAGAAAGTGCAGCCTCAGCAAAGCAGTCAGAGGATGCGTCCTCGTCCTCGGCTTCTGCGGCCGCTCAAAAAGCCAGTGAGTCATCACAAAGTGCAGCAGAAGCTGAATTGTCAAGAAAGACGGCAGAAAGTGCAGCCGGTAATGCAGCCAGGGATGCAACGACCGCAACAGAAAAAGCCCGGGAGTCAGCAGAAAGCGCACAGTCAGCGGAACAAAGCAGGATAGCGGCGGAAGAGGCCGTAAACCGAATCCCCACCGTGGTGGGACCACCCGGACCAAAGGGAGAACAGGGGCCCGCGGGTCCTCAGGGGCCGAAGGGTGATAAGGGAGAGCGTGGTGACACCGGCCCTGTCGGGGCAACCGGCGAACGGGGACCGGGAGGAGATACAGGTCCGGCAGGTCCGCAGGGGCCGAAAGGCGACAGGGGAGAGCGGGGAGAGACCGGGCTGACAGGAAGTACAGGTCCACAGGGACCGAAAGGAGAAACAGGTGCGGCTGGCCCGGTGGGGGCAACCGGACCTCAGGGACCGAAGGGCGACCCGGGGGAGACACAAATCCGTTTTCGTCTGGGGCCGGCGAGCATTATTGAGACAAACAGCAATGGCTGGTTCCCGGGTACAGATGGCGCACTCATCACCGGACTGACCTTTCTTGACCCCAAAGATGCCACACGGGTTCAGGGTTTTTTTCAGCATTTGCAGGTCAGGTTTGGTGACGGGCCGTGGCAGGATGTCAAGGGGCTGGATGAAGTGGGCAGTGATACAGGCAGAACAGGAGAATGACATGAACGTCTAAAAAACTTATGCAGCGTCTGTGCGGGTACGGAAAGCATGATGACCGTGAACACGGGGAGTTACTTACAGCACAACTGCGTCTGGGGCCGGCAGACATCCTGGAGTCAGATGAGAATGGCATTATCCCGGAGCAGGACAGGGTAATCACGCAGGTGGTGATACTGGATGCGGATAAAAAGCAGATACAGTGCGTGGTAAGACCGCTGCAAATCCTGCGTGCTGACGGGACGTGGGAAAATGTTGGCGGGATGAAATAG